AATGCTTTTATACAATCTAATAATACTACTTGGTTGTTAGCATTTTTAAAGGGTATTATTTCAAAATCCACTCCAATATTAATAATAAATCCATCTTTAATATTAACTGCATCTGTAAGCATCCTATGTTGTTCTAGGTATGTTCTTAGATTTATTTTTGCTGCTGGATTTAAATGTTGAAGGGATTTAGTTTTATTATATCCTAAAGTATATAAATTTAAAGCCATAGGGTTAGGTATTCTACCCCCTTCTAAATCTGAGATTTGATCATCTTGTGTTATATATGCTTTAGCTACTTTACCAAATTTAGCTGGCATAGATAAAGTTCTAATTAAATAATCATCTTTTGTTACTGTTCTATTTTGGGCTGAGAAAGTAGCCATAGAATTCATTCTAATATCTTGAACCGTATCTCCTGCTCCTGCTCCCGTTGCTGGAAAAGGATTTGTACATGATACTGATTGTTTTATATAATTTAATAATGCTGTATTTAATCCAGGTTTATTAGTTGTTATTACATTAGCAGGTTCTGTTATAGTATTTGCATTTGTATTTGCTCTCATCCCAAATGGGTTTACTTTATAAAATACTGTTAAAGATGTATTTATAGGTACTACTCCATATGTTCCTGTGTATAAAAAGTTAGAAGGATCATAAGCGAAATCCATTCTATTTCTTCCATCTTTAATCCCTAAACCTATATTATCAGGATTAGGTACTATTTCTTCATCTATTACTCCTGATTCTCCTGCTCCAAATTGTATTTCTAAGTTATTATTTGATTTTAATCTAGTTACAAATCTTCTTGGTACTCTTTTCATTTGTAATAAATAAGGAATAGAAGAATTATAACCATCTAATTCAGGATCTTCACTGGCTACATTTTCTACATCTGTAAATACAGTATCTTGAGCAAGATAAGGTACTTCTGTCCATTCATTACCATCTGAATCTACTATTTTATCTATTCCTACTATTTGGGTATCTTTTAAGTCTAATGTTAAATATTTTTCATATCCTCCTACTTGAAAAGTGTGACTTTTTATTGTAGCAGAAGATGCTTGTACTCCCTTTTTTAATAAATAATATTCTGGATTTCCACTACCATCTATTGAATATACTGTTGTTTCTAAAGGTGCAGATTCTAGATCAGTATTAAAATCACAATCATAGTTTAATACAAATTCAGGACCTGCTACTGCTTTAAAACTAGATCCTTCTGTTACTCTTAAACAATAACTTAAATCTGGAGCGTAGTCATTTGTAGGATCTGAAGGTACTAATTGAAATATATCTAATAAAGTAGAAGCTACATTAGTTGCTTTAGGTCTATATCCTAAAGAATAAGCCATATTATATAGATTTTCCTTTTCTTGAGCTAGTAATAAGAAATTTTCTTGTAATTGGGTGTTTTGGTAAAAGGATAAAATATCTCCTACATAAGCTGCCATTTCTATAAACATCATACCAGGAGATGCTTCACCAAAATCTGTATGTGTGTTTGGGAAATAATTTTTTGCGTACTCTATTAATTGTGATTTAAAATCACTATATGTACTATTTAGATATTTTATATCTCTTTCTGGTGTTACGTTTGATGTTTTTGAAAATGCCATTTTAATTAAAATTTAATGCTATTGTATCCGTATCATAATCTAATAATAATCTATAAGAAATAATTATTTTTAATATGTGAGAATTTAGTTCTTTTTCTACTATTACGTCTATTAATTCTATTTCGGGTATAAATCTTTCTGTTCCTCCATATATTCTTCTTTTTAACTCATCTACATCTACTCCTTGTTCAAAAATTAATCTTTTTATTCCTATACCAAAATCAAGTTGATTAATTCTTTCTCCTTTATCTGTTAGTAGAAGATTTAGTAGATTACTTTTTATTTGTTCTTTAGTAGTAAAAGATTGACCAAATACTCCTCCTCTGTTAAAGGGGAATGTTACCCCTACTGCTACCTGTTCATTTTCAGGTAAATCTATGGGGTTTATAGATATTGAAGGTCTAGCCATTATTTACCTTTTTTTTCATCTATTGCTTTCATTAAACCACTATAATCTCTTGTCATAGCATTAGCTACTTCAGTAGGCATACCTACTGCGTCTGCAGATAAGGGAGCTGCTGATGCAAACGGCTGTGATAAACTTGCTGGAGCATTTCCTGTTTCTAAATTTGTATCTCCTTGTGCTGTTTCATTTAATAGATCATTTAATGTGCTATTAGATGTATAATTTTGGGGTGGGCGTTGTTTAATAGGAGCTTTTCCCATAATTTTTTCTCTTAAAGAATTTTTAGCTTGTTGAGGCATAGGATCTATTGTTTTTAAATCCTTACCTTTTTCTACCTTATGTTCTGTTACTAATGGTTTTAATTCATTACGTAAATCTTCTTTAAGTGTTTTAATTTCTCTACGTAAAGAATAGTCTATTTCTTCTCGTACTATTGTTCTAAGTAGTTTTTCAAATGTTTTTGCTTTCATGTTTGTAACGTTGTTTATTATAAATATAAATTATTCTAAATTCTCTATGTCTCTTGCTATATCTCCAATACCATCTTCTTTTGGTGGAGTTATTTTTACATCTCCTGGTCTATATATGTCGTTTGATTTCATATCTTCTGTTTTTCTAGGACTTGTTTTTGCTCCTTGTCCCGTAGATTCTTCTATAGGCCAGTTTTTACCTGCTAGCCTGTCTTTGCTTGATCCTATTGCAGCATAAAATCTTTCATATCCTATAGTTTGAAAATTTGCATTTGTAATATAACGAATATATTCTTTTTTTCCTGTTGCTCCTAATCTTGCTATTATTTCCTCAGGAGAAGAAGCTGCTATAAGTCCTGCGGCTGCAGCTGCTGCATTTTGATCACCCGAACCATCTCCGCTTCCCCCTCCATCTTGGGTATTAGTATCTGCTCCTAGTTTTTCTTCCCCTATTGCACATTTTTGTAAAGCCATTACAAATAATAATTCTAATATACTAAGGAGAAAATTAATAGCTGCTACTAAAGCTACTACTGCTGCTATAGCTATTCCTAATATTTTTATAACAGGTTTAATGTATTTGTTAAATTGAGCTTTAACCCATCTTTTAGCTAATACTAAATGAGGTTTCCATTTATCTCTTAATTGTTCTCCTTTAACTATAGCCCTAGATAAAAAATCTATAAGGCCTCCCGTAAAGGTTCCCCCTAAAAATTTAACTACTATTTTAGCTACTATTATTAATATAACTAATACAACTAATAATACTAAGAGAATTGCTAATATTGCTAATATTATTTTTAATATTTTACCTAAGAAATCGATTAACCCTTTTAAAAAACCTAATATTTTTAAAGCTCCATTTAATTTCTTTTTCATATTTTCTAGAAACTTTTTAATTTTTTTAAATTTAGCTTCCATTTTTGCTTTATCCCCTGGTTTACATCCTTTAATTTTTAATTTTTCTTTAATTTGGTCTTCAGAAGGAAGTTTATCCCTTAAAGCTAAGATCTTTTTTTTACCTTCTACTTTAGCTTTTCGTTTAATGTCGATTAATTTACCATTAATCATTCCTTGTGCTTTTCCTATTAATTTTTCTACTCCCATTTTATTGTATGTATAATCTTTTACTATGTATTGATTTCGTTTCTAGTGCTTTTCTTAATTCATCTAAATATTTTACTTTAACATTTTTATATAAATTATTAGCTAATCCTGCTTGTATAGGATCTCCTTTATCTGTCATATTAGCATTTGATGATAATTCTAATAATACTTGATCTATTGCATCTATCAAATCCATTAAAAAATCCGTTGTTTCTCTTCCTAATAAAGCTGGTTGAGCTTCCATTCCTGTATCTCCTTTCATATCTGGTCTTTGGCCTCCTGATCCTCCTCCTGGTTTAAAACCTAAGATTATTTTATGTGCATTTACTACAAATTCACTATTTGTTGTATCATTTGCATTTGTATCAAAATGTATAGCCCCCCTAGTACTAAAAGCCATACCTTTATCTGCAAAACAAAGTATATAATCCTTTTTAGAATTAAAAACTAATCTATCTGAGTTTATTATTACTTGGTTCCCTTGATATTGTTGAGGGAGTGTTGGTTTCCATTTTTTTGCCATTTTATTTCTTTTTCATTTTTATGTCATATCAGTTGATGCGATCATTTTTGAAGGTTTAGATGCCTTTCTATTTGAAACATGAACGTGATTATTATGATTTGGTTCACCAAAATTTAAAACTACTTTTGAACATTCACTACATCTTTCAAGTCCATTTGGAAATCCATAAGCTTCATCCCATCGTCCTTCTGAGTGACTTCTTCCATTTTCAGAGTATCCTAGATTATAAAGATGTCCAACAAATTCACGTATAGGTTCATATAATCCTTTTTAGAATTAAAAACTAATCTATCTGAGTTTATTATTACTTGGTTCCCTTGA